ACCAGCGTGCGCGACGTTGATCGCGCGCCTTCCATGATGCCCTTGACGATCTGGCCGTCAGCCTTTCCGCCGGTGATCCGCCGCGCTAGCTGTTCGACCGTCTCGCCGGCGGTTACGCCAAGCCGCATTTGCTGCGCGAAATCGTGCTGCAGCTTCAATTCCTGGCGCGCCCACCAATCCTTGAGCGGGGAACCGATGACCAGCGTGTCTTCAGCGAGCGCCGCGAACGTAGCGTCCGTGGGCAGGCCAACGGCGAGCCGGGCGCCGACGCTCTGAAAGCCAGCAGTCATCGCGGCCTTCGTCGCCGTCGCTTCCAATTCTAGGACCGCGCCCAGATCCTTATGCGTGATCGTGTTGATCCGCTTGAAGTTCGTTCTGATCTGCTGACGGGTTTCGGCGAGCAATTTAGAAAGCCGCGCCCGGCGAAACACCGCGCGATCGATGCCCGTCGCATCAATTCGGGCGATCTGGCCGACAAGATCGCGCTCCAAGCTATCGAGCAGCGATGAAACGTCTCTGGCGAGGCCTGCATCGTAGCGCTGGCCAAGGATAGCCCGGCGCGTCAGCCGGTCCGCGATATGGTCAGCCGCCCCGCTCGCCTGGTCGCCAGTGATGCTTGGCACGCATCAGCCGGAAATGGCGCGGGTGATCAGAAACGCAAACGCGGAAGCGACGGCCAGGCCGCCGGCCACCGCGCCAAGCATGAAGCTCGCGGCGTGCACTCTCATCGTGTCGGTCATGCTGCCCTCGGGATTGGCGGCTGGGCTAGTTGCGGCGGCGCGTCGCCTTCGCCGTCGAGCGGCGGTTCCTGCCCAGGCGGGGCTGGCGGCGGGGCCATGTTGGCGAGCGCGTCCTCTTCCTCTTTGTCGAGCGCCGCGGCTTCCTTCTTTTCGTCGAAGCCGGTTTTGAAAACGCGGCGTTCTTTCATTTCGGCCCAGAGCGTCGGGCGCGAAAGATCGCCAGACGCGCGCATCGCCAGCATCGCATTGATGGCGGCCGCTTCGTCGGCGCTGATGCCGAAATCCTTGTTCACTTCGGCGTAGCCGGCATCCTTTTCCGACAGCCCCAGCCAAAGCGCCGTCAGGCGCAGCGCGCCGTTCAGCATGTCCTCAAGCGATTGGGCGAAGTCCTGAAGCGGCGATGTCTCGTCTGCGAAATCGATGCCCGCGCCCGTCGCGGTTTGCTGCGGTGCCTTCGTGATGAGCTGCATGCCGAGCGATTGGGCTTCGGCGATGATGCGATCGAGATCCTTTTCTCCCGCTTCGACGCCAGCCCCGGTGTGCTCAAGCAGGCCAAACTCGACAGGCTGGGTTTCTTTATCGTTGCCCGGCGAATGCCAAACGTTATGCGGGCCGGTGTTCGAAATCGGGTTCGCGGTTCCGATCTGCCAGGGGATCGGGTAGCGCACGACGGTCAGAATGTTGCGCTGATCGCTCTTCGATTGGAAATGCTCGACGTTCAGATAGGCGACGTCTTCGAGCGGCGACAGGCTCTTCATGAAGCCTTCGCGTTCAGCGTAGCCCGTCACCACGGGAATTTCCGCTATCGTCAGCTTCAGGCTTGAGACCAGGATGTAATCTTCCTCGTCTTCGATCTTCTCGTAGATTTCGAGATAGACGCCGTCGGCCTTTTTGCTGAGGACGCGGATGCGCTTAACGTAATCGACGGCCAGGCCGTTGACGCGTGCGCCGTCATCCTTCCAGCGGAACTGCTGCAGCTTGTCGACGCCGGCGACGCGCTCGGAAACGGCGTTGAACGCGCACTCGGCTTTCAGCCCTACCCAGAACGGGCGCATGTTGTGGATCTTGTCGTCTTGCGCCGTCTCCGCGCCCGCGGGCCGCGGCGGCATGTCGACCAGGATGTGCTGCAAACCGCGCGTGATGAAATCTTTGGCAATCAGCCTCGCGAAGCCGTGAACGTCGTGCCCCTGATTGTCGATGTTGTTCAGGATGTCTTCGGGGATCTTGCAGTCTTCGATCTTCACGAAATCGGCGAAGACGAAGCCGACCATCTGCTTGGCCATCGCGCTATAGAAATTGTTCAGCGTCGCCAGACCGAGCCGGCGATTGTAATTGTCTTCGCTCTCGGCCGTGAAGCGCGGCAGATATTTCTCGCCCGCGGCGCGCATCGCCGCCGTACCGCCGAGCAAATCCTTCGCCAGCTCCCAGCGGGGAAGCATTTCTTCGTACCAGCCGGCGCAATCCTCTACCGCCGGCGGGTCATCGTTGACGACGTTATCAGCCATTGGCGGAAACCGCCGTGGCGTTCGCGGGCCCCTTGTTCCCCAGCATCAGTTCCGTCAGCGCCCAAACCAGCGCGTCGCCGCGGTCCGGAGAACCCGGGCCCATATAGCCGGCGACAGTGAATTGCATGAGCTGGTCCTCGAGGTCCTCGAAATCCTCGGCCGCGCCGACATGGCGGACCTTGCCTTGCTCGTAGAGCGCGGCGATCGGCTCAGCGCGGGCGACTTTGCCGCGCGATCCAGTGCCGCGAGATTTGACGTTGATATGCGGATCGACAGTGCGCATCAGCGCAACGCCCATCGCGCCGCCGTAATTGTTTTCGTAACGGACGCAATCGGCGCCCAGGCGGCGATAGGCCCGCGCCACCATGCCGGCCCACATATTTGGGCCGGTGCGGAGGCTTAGATCCTCGAGGACGTAAGCGAGGCCATCGACACCCAAGCCGACGACGACAATGCCGATTTCATCGTTCGCGACTTCGCCGGTGTGTTCGGCGCCGGAAGGATCGACGCCGATGACGATGCGCACCATCGCCGGCAGATTGGCGCGGGAGACGCGCTTGAACGTCGCTTGGCGCCATAAGGCGCCATCGACGTCCGAAATATATTTGCCTTCGAAAAAGCGCAGGCGTTGCAGCCGCGGCAGGTTTTCGAGGGCGTCGAGGTATCCGTCCGCCAGGTTGGCGGTGTTCGCCGACGGCGGAATGATCATCGCCGTGAAATCGCCCGGCCGCTTCAGCGGCAGACCGGTATCCGGCGCGACTTTTTCGATAAATTCCCGATACGACCAGTGCTTCCGCGTGGTCGGGTTCAGGTCGTAAAACATCTTCAGGCGCAGCGCGCGCCCGGCGTGCGGTCCGCCTTTGATCAGCACCTTCTGCGCCAAGCGGCTGCGCAAGGTGGCGATCACATCATATTCGACCTCGCTGGCTTCGTTGACCAGGATGGACGCATATTCCGCGCCGAGGATCTTATCGATGCGTTCCGGCTTATCGAGGCCGGCGAACCAGATTTCCGAACCGCCCGGCAGCGTGACATAGCCGAGCTGATCGTGCGCCTTGTATTTTACGCCCGGAAAGCAAAGGCGCATCACCTTGACGAACGTGTCGAGGCGAACCGTGCGCCAGACCGCATTGAAGCGGAACCGGCAGATCAGATGGCGCGATCCCGGCGCCGCGAGGGCGCGCAGCACGATCGCGCGCACGAAACCGAATGTCTTCCCGCCCCGTGATCCGCCATAGGCCAGAACATGGGTCGAGGCGGTCGACAGCAGGTGGAGCTGGTCGACCTGTTTATCGTTTAGCTCAAAGCGCGGGGCCTGGAGCTTCGCGGAAAGGCTGGACATGCGCGATCAGAGCGCGCCGGCGTCAGCCGTTGAATAAACGATCGGCGCATGATCTTCGGGATCGCCATCATCCATACCGAAGGCTTTGCGTTCCAGGCCCTGCAGCGCGCGCATGGACTGGGACAAGGCCAGCATAGCCGACGATCGCGCGCCCAAGGACACCGCCTTCAGCATCTGCGTCCGGCGCTTGGCGTTCTTTTCGCCCGGGGCTTCTTCCTCGATCGCGGCCATGATCTCGTCTTTGTGGCCGGTCGCCTGGAAAAGCTCTTGAAGCAGCGCGCTCGTTACGGCGCGGCCGCTGCGAATGTCTTCGCGGTGGATGTTCTGAACTTCAGCGCGCAGGCCAGCGGCGTTCTCGACGATCCGTTCGTCTTCCGCTTCGGTGCGAGTTCGAACTCCGCGTTGCGCACTCGCACCTTTATTCGCACCCGCGCCGCCGTCTTGCTCAAGCAGCTTCTCTTTCGTGCGCTCTTTAACGCGCGCGGCGAGATCCTTGGTCCAGCTTTCCGCCTTGGCGCGCTTACGAATAGCGGCTTCGCTGATGCCATTGCGGCGGCCGAGTTCGGAATTGCTATAGGTCCCGGTTCGATACTCGGTTTCGACCTTTGACCAATCGCACTTTGGAGTTTGAGCCATCACGATAAAAGCCTCGGCCCCGCCGAAGCCCTCAATGCGTATCGATCACCTGATCGATGCGTGCCGCCGGCCCCGCCGGAAGCATGGTGTGAAGGGAGTAGGATTTGGAAACGATGATTTCCGCCTGGAAACCAAAGGAAAGCGCTGAAAGATCAACGCGCCCCGGGCAGATTCCATTAGGCCGGCAAACCGCCGACGATTTCGCCGTTCGTTATGTGGCCGTGCCAAAGGCCGGCCGCGCTGCCATCAAGCGATGGCGTGACTGATATCGTTTCGAAATTCGCGAGCGCGATACCGCCGATGACGTCCCATTTGGACGCCGGATTGCAAGGCTGCACCCTCTGGCGGGCCAAGTGACGATCGCGGCTGTCTTCATCCGCGTCGAGCAACCCGGCCTCACGCCAGAACGTGCGGAACTGCTCCCGGTGCGTCATTGGCGCGATGAAGCAGCTT